GACTTGCCTATAACATCTTTGGTCGGTAATTCTCGCGCCCAGACTGTTGCCAATAACTTATATGACAACATTGTCCAAAACGAATTAACTAAATACAGATGGGGTTTTGCTCGCCGTAAAGCGCAGTTAAGCCTAACAACTGAAGTACCGGTTGGAACAGAGTACAGTTCAGTTTATCAATTGCCAGCGGACATGCTGGTTCTCATCAAGTTAAACCCTGGAATCAATTACCAAATCCTTGGCGACAAAGTTTACTGTAACAATACGGGTGCTTTATATTGCGACTACATTGCTAATGTAGATGAGCAGCAATGGCCCGTTTACTTTGCTAAGATGATTGAGTACGCACTGGGTATGGACTTTGCGCCATCTATTAGAGATAGTGCAGCTTCAATGGAGCTTCTGGCGAACCAGTATATGAATGCTTCGCGCATGGCTCGGTTTACTGACGCACAACAACATCCTCAGACACCTATTCAAGACAGACCATTTATCAACGTAAGACGCTAAAACTCTACCGCTGAAGGAACATTATGCCTAAGTCGCAATTTTTACAGAGTAGTTTTGCTAGTGGCGAACTATCTCCTTTAATCCTTGGACGTACTGACTTAGATCAGTATTACAAAGGCGGTCAAACTGCTGAGAACGTTGTTATTGTTCCTCAAGGTGGAATTAAGCGCAGACCTGGAACTTTTGTTGTAGATAACACGTTAGGAGCTTTAACACGAAATACACAGCTTCCCAGCATGCCCCGTGGAGGTAGTGCTGCAAATGTTAATGATGGTAATGATGCAACCTTTGCTACTACAGATCAACCTTTTGCAGGTACATATTTAACCTTTGCGCAGTATGATTTTGCTGCGGCTCCGCTTCCTAATTTTATTGACGTTAGAAACATTTCTATTGTTGGCCCCGCTTCGATGCCGCAAAGAACAGCTAATGTTTTGCTGCAAGACAGCAATAATGGAACGTCTTGGAATGACCTTGCAATTCTTGAAATTAGTAGCTCATCTACTAAAAACTTTCGCTATACCGTTCCAACAGGTAGTACTAGTAAATATTTCAGACTTCGATGTGATCTTATTAGCGGCCCTTCTGCGGCTGCAATTAAAATTGGTGAATATAATCTGAAAACTGCGGCTGTTGGGGCATCTAGTGTAAAGACATTTGACTTCAGTATTGGATCGGATGAGCATTATATTGGCGTTTTAACTGATAAAAATATGGCTTTTTATCGGGCACCTCATGCGGGTAGCACAGAAACTGTATATACAGGCAATGTGAGTGTTCCTTATCTTAACGCTGATCTTTCACAAGTTCGAGATGCGCAGACAGAAAATGTCATGCTATTGTTTCATAAGGATTATGCTCCGCAGCGTATTATTTTTAACGGAACCAATCAGTTTACTTCTGGGCCTATTCCATTTAGTAATGTGCCTCAGTACGATTACAATGATTCAGATAGCCCTGCTGCTGTCTCAGCAGTACAAAGAATAACTTTTGGCAATGGATTTGTAGCCGGAAATCGTTACCAAGTAGATGTTCAAGGCGTATTAAGCAAGAATATTTCTTTTGGAGGAGATGTTGAATCAACGGCTTTTAATTTACAAAAAAACCTACAAGAAATGCCAATCTTTGGTGACACTGGAATTACAGTTACTGGCAGTGCTTTACTTGGCCCTTATACAATTACAATTAGCGATGAATCTGCTCAACCTTTAAAGTTATTTTCGGCTTTTGTTACGGAAGGATCTACTGGAAACACTGGCATTACCTTTATTAGGGATGTAATTGGGGTGTCTAGAAAAGAAGATGTGTGGAGTTCTACTCGCGGATTTCCTTTAATGGGTGCTTTTAATGAGGGCAGGCTATGGATAGGCGGCACTAAGTCTAAGCGTCAAAGTTTGTTTGCATCTAAGTCAGGTGATTTGTTTAACTTCTTTTCAGAGGAGGGTGCAGATGACGATGGAATCTTTGTAACTATTAACTCTCGCAACCTTACTGAGATTGTAGATGTAAACCCTGATCGTGGTTTGCAGGTATTTTGTTCTGGCGCTGAATTTATTGTAAAAGGTAACACGCCATCTACAATTATTATTGAAGCAGAAACGCAACTTGGTTCATTCAACTTAGAGTCTAAAGCTCTTGATGGCGCTACTTTGTTTATTAACGGAAACGGTAATACACTACGCCAGTATTTATATAACTTTAATGAAGACGCTTACACAAGTAACGACATATCGGTTTTGTCATCTCATTTAATTAATAAACCTTTGGACATGGCTGCTCTTGACGGGACTTCATCTGAAGACGCTGCATGGGTATTTATCATTAATCAAGACGGATCTGCCGCAGTTTTAAATACAGTTAGGGCACAAGACATTAACGGCTTTACCAAATGGACATTGTACAATCCTGACGAAGACAATGTAACCAAGTTTGAATCGTGCTCCGTTGTTGGTAAAGAATTATATTTTATTGTTGAAAGTGTTAATTCTGTAACTAACGATACTTATAGAACACTTGAGAAGTGGGATTTTGATGCGTTGATGGACTCTAGCCAAAAAGTAAATGTTAGTGCAGGCACTAGCAATACAAGTGTTGGTGTGGGCGTAAGGTTTGCCGGTCAAACTGTTTCAGTAATTGGTGATAAAAATATATTGCCTGACAGAGTTGTAGGCTCTACAGGCCAAGTAATAATACTTGCATCTGAAAGACCGCCTACAGGAACAGTAGAATTTAAGATTGGCTTAAACTTTACTGCAAGTTTTAAATCTATGCCTGTAAATACTAATCCAGGTACTCGTAGTGGGCAGAATGCTATGAGGGAAAAGAAGATTACTAATATGAACTTGCGCGTATTAGAGACTTCTGGCGTGTACATTGACGGAATGCCAGTGCCTGTGAGAGAGCTTGGCCCAGCATCCAATAGCCCTTTAAATACTCCACTTTCTCCCAAAACTGGTATTATAGAAGATAACAGAGGCGGTAATGGTTGGTCTACAGAGGTTGTTCCTTTAATTACTGTACCTGGCCCCACACCGTTTCACCTTCAATCTATTGAGTATGAGGTAGAATCTTCGTGAGCGAACTAGCAACGCAAAGTGATATTTACAAAATACAAGATGTTATTGCGGAAATGCCTCAAGCTGATACAAAAACAAGGCATCATTTTTCTGATGGGCTGTATGTTAGAGAGTCGTTTATTCCTGCTGGTGTAGTTTGTGTTGGAGCTGCGCACAAGACTAGCCATATGTACATGGTAATAAAGGGGAAGTGCAGGGTAGCTAGTAAATTTGAAACAATAGAAATTGAAGCGCCGTACATGGGTGAGACAACGCCAGGAACCAAGCGAGTTTGCTATGCTGAAACAGATTGCGTTTGGATAACTTTTCACCCTACAGAGCTTACAGATCTTAAAGAAATAGAAGCGGCTTTAATAGAGCCAAAGGATATATTATGACTTGGATAATGGTAGCAACAGTAACAGTGGGTGTAGGAACAGCAGTGAATGTTTACGGGCAAGTTGAAGCAGGTAAAGCCCAGCAGGACGCTTTAAACGAGCAGGCTAGGCAAGAAAAGGTTGCCGCTGAAGGTCGTGAGCTTGAACGGCAGCAAAAGTTAGGTAAAGTCCTTGCCGCCAATACTGTAGGTTTAGCTGCTGGAAACTTAGGTATGGAAGGAACTCCAGCTAGTATTGCTTTAGAAAGCGCTCAAAACATTGGTATGAGTGAAGGAATGTTAAAGCTAAGTGACAGGCTTACCCAGGCTCAACTCAAGCGTCAGGGCAAAAATGCTCGGTCTGCTGCTAACTTGCAGGCTGCTGGCACACTATTGACTGGCGCTTCTTCAGCTGCACAGCTCAACGCTTAAACAACAGGATTAAACAATGGCTGTTAAACAAGAACGAATTGGGTATTACGGTAAGTTTACTCCTACATCCTTAGATACGTCTGGCGCTGATAAGATGCGTGCTCTGGCTGGTTTAGGCGAAACTGTTGCTGACACTGCTCTAGCTATAGGAAAACCTATTGCAGTTAAAGAAGGGGCCAAAAAGGGGGCTATTGCAGGCTCAAAAACTGGTCGTGTAGATCCGGCGACAGGAGAGCTAATTGCACCTCCAGAACAACGTAAATTTGGCTATTCGGCTAACGCTTTTAACGATGCCGCTGAGAACGCGTATATAGGTAATGTTTCTTTTGAGCTAGACCAGTCTGTAAATTCTGCTCAAGAGCAGTTTCCTGATGACATCATTGGATACAGTAAGTTAGTAGATGCCTCCAAGCAAGGCTTGTTAAGCAAAATGCCTGAGCAATACAGGGGTTCTGCTGAGCTGGTATTTGATAAGCTTAACGCAAAAGCTGCAAGCTCTGTTGCCAAGGCTGAGAAGGCTAAAGATTTGGCTCTTACAACTGCTGGAATTGAGCAGGGCGCTGCTGTTCTTTCTGACATTGTTACGAATGATGCTTACGCAGGGAATGTAGACGATGCTGAAGAGGGTCTTGCTGAGTTTACTGCTGCTACCCTAAGCTTAGTTGAAAATGCCGGCTTAGACCCTAGCATTGCCTTGCAAAGAATTAATAACTTAACAGATAGAATCACCGTTCAGGCAAAATTAGGTGAAGTTAACAGGGCTGTTTTGGATGATGCCTACCCCATTGAGGATCGTGCAGTAAATGGTCGCGCTATCGTTGAGGCATTGCGTGACAACCCTGATCAGACTTTATCAGCAGAGCAAAACCAAGAGCTACTAAATAGACTGGACATTCGAGTCGCTGGTTTTGAAAAGCAAATAGCTGAAGATGCTGCAAAGCTTACTATTGAGCAGCAAAATGCAAAAGCTACATTTAACACAGCAGTCGGACTTTCATTATTCTCTGATGAAGAATTAACTGCTATGGCCTATAACCTTAAAGAGCAAAATATTCTTACGCCCGACCAAACGTCAGAATATATAATTAAAATTAATAAAAAGTCTGACTCTGATATAAAAAAAGCACAAGTAAATCAACAAATTGCGGACATGATTAGCCCTCAAGGCATTGAAGCTCGAGAAGATGGCACTGCAAAAAATTCTACTGGGTTCCTTGGGCCTGTAAAAAGAGATGACGGCAGTGTAATGACTGAGTTTTCTGTTGGTGTTGAAATTAATGGCAAAGAAACTTTAATCCCAAGCATGGTTCCAACTTTAACTGATGAAGAGGTTGAGACGTTAAGGACGTTACCCGAGGGAGAAAATATCCCTAAACAAATTCTAATTAAAGCATCAGATCACGCAAAACAAAGAATGCAGGCTGGATTTAGCCCTTTTTATGAAGATCCTGTATTTACCCCTACCCCTGAAGAAGTGAATACATATTATTCTGAGAATACTGCTCCTTCACTACCTACCGATTTGCAGGCAAGATCGGCATACCAAGCGCAATTTGTGGATTCCATGAATCAAGTTCCAGCTCTTATGAGGACAGAAATTAGAAATGCTTTAAATTCCGCAAATCCGGATGACATTGCTTATGCCATAGACACCATAGACCGAATTCAATCTATTCCAGGAATTGGAGAGAATGCTTTTAGTGATAGTGAAATTGCTTTTGCATCGCAAGTTAGTAATGCAGATGACTATTTGCCGTTACCTGAAGCAATTGCTAATGCAAAAGCTATTACTGGTACTGGAAGCCCTGCACAGAAGGCAATGTCTGAAGCTAGGCTTCTTGAAATAAAATCAAAAGACAATAAAAAAATATGGGGAACTGAAGTTTACGCGGAAGAAGTTACAGATCAAATGACTGGGTTATTTTTTGACAGCAAAACTAACTTCCAGAAAGAATTTGCTTTTGATCAACTTGTTTCTGATTACGGAAAATTAACAGAAAATCTTTATCGGGCAGGAATGGTAGATGTGGAGTCAGCTAAAGCTAAAGCTATGAAGCTAATGGTAGCTAACTGGAGTCGTGGAGAGTTTGGTTTAATTAAGTATTCTCCAGAAAAGTTTGAGGGCTACAAACTGAAAAAAACTGGGGACACATCTTACATCCGTGATGAGTTATTTAATAGCCTGCAAGCTGATGGAATTAATGTTCAACGAGAAAATATTTTTTTAAATTCAGACGATGAGACGGCAAGAACTGCTGCAAGCGGATTCCCCACTTATGGAGTTATGATTATTGCTGATGATGGAACTTTGCAAAGCATTGAAGCCCTTGACCAAAATGGAAATATGAGCGGTCGTTTTAAGCCTGACGTTGCTGAAGGAAATAGATTGCAAGCAGCTAGAATTAAAGCCGAAGAAGAAGGCAAGATGAATAAATACGGAACGCTTAATGAGAGAAAGATAAAAGCGGCTAAAATTGCTGAGAAGTTTGGAACAGATAACCCGCTCAAGCAAGCTGAGCGTGAAGCTATGCGCGCAGTTCTAAAATCTTCTAAAAGCCCATTTGCATTGGTAGGTAAAGGAATTGAAGGCTTTAAAAACATTCCAGACGCTATTACCGTAGAAAATATTAAGAAAGTACTGCTTGCAACTGGTATGCCGCAATTAACTACTAAGGTTGGTGAGGCTGCTAATTTTATTGTTGAGGAAATAGGCCGCTCTAGCGATGAATATGTTGCTTCTTTAAGCAGAAAAGGAAAGTAATATGGGTTTTGTTGCATCTTCAGGAACACAAATTCAAAGTCAAAAAGCCGTTTATGCTCCGGAGGTAATTGAGCAGGAAGCCCCCTCTTTCGGGGAAGTCGTTGGCGCTGCGTTTAGGCAAGAGAACATTATCGGAGCTTTTTCTATTAGAGAAGTTGGCCTGCCTGACACTAAAGATAACCCGTCATTTGATGCTTATTCCATGTTTACAGAGGAAGAGAAGAATGATCAGGCTTTTGTATCAACCGCACTGTATGCTGACGATGAAGATGAGTTAGAAGCTACCCGCAAGCAGATGAGCAGAGAGCGTCAGGACAGAGACACTATTGCCAGAGGTGGCGCTACCGGAATGATTATGAGTGGCGTTGCCGGTGTAATGGATCCTATTTCACTCATCAGTATTGGCGGTGTAGCTGTCAACACTTATCGGGTAGGCAAAGGCATACTTAGTAGCGCTGCCGTTACAGGCTCTGTTGTAGCCGCTGAAACAGCCCTTGTAGAGGCCGCCTTACACACCCAGCAACTGACTAGGACGTTTGATGAGTCTGCCATTAACATTGGCGCTGGAACGCTCTTAGGGGGTGTTCTAGGGGGTACTGTACAGCTCTTGCCTAGATACGGAATTGATGAGACGGTTATTCGGGAAATGGCTGACATTATGGAGGTTGAGCCTAAGATAGCTGAAGGTATTAACCCTGCAATTAACGCTAAGACTGGCCCTGTAGGTGAAGATAGTGTTGGTGCTGCCCGTGTAGTTATAGGCGATGTTCAGGTTACGGGTAAAACTGCTAGATTCTTAACTGACAAGCTAGGTTTTGACCCTTTGTCTAGGGCGCTTACTAGCAAGTCGCCAATAGTCAGAAGGCTTGCAGCAGAGCTGGCAGAAAGCCCTATCATGCTAGATAACTTTACCGGCCAAGCTGTTGAGTCATTAGCTAAAATTAAGAGTGGAAAGCTGTACAACTCGATAGACAATAACAATAAGTTCTACGAGCAGTATACAAAGTCTGGCGCTCCTAAAATGAAACGGCGTGATTTTAACGAAGCTGTATCTAGAGCCATTAGAACTGGGGAAAGCGACATTCCTGAGATTAAAGCCTCTTCTGATTTCTGGCGCAAAGAATTATACGATCCTTTGAAGAACGAAATGATTGAGCTAAAGATGCTGCCTGAAGATGTTGATGTCAGTACTTCTGTAAATTACCTTAACAGAGTGTATAGCTCAGGCAAGATAGACGCTAATTACCCGCAGTTTATTACTAAGGTTTCTGGCTGGCTGCAAAAGAAAGATTTTGATCTATATGAGCAGGCTAAGATTGCATCTTCCAAAGTTGCAAAAGCTGAAGGAAAAGAAAAGGCAGACCTTCAGGCAATTATAGATAAAGCAGAATACAAGTCTGGTAGAGACTTTGAGGCGCAGGACTATGATGATATTGCAGCGCAGATTGCCCAAAGAATTAAAGGCTCGCCTGGCGGCAGGCTTCCTTACGATTGGAAGATGGGTGAAGGCACAGCAAAAGTAGGTAAAGTAAACGCGTTACGCGGCCCTCTCCGCAAACGAACCTTTCAAATTGATGATGAGATTATTGAAGAGTTTTTAGAGAATGACATTGAGGTCTTGGGTGCCAGGTATTTACAACAAACTGCTGCTGACATTGAGCTGACCAGGAAGTTTGGAAGCGTGGATATGGTTGATCAAATTCAAGCAGTTAACAGGGAGTATAGAGATAAAGCCAATGGTATTACTGATCCAAAAAAGCGTGCTGAATTAGAGAAAGAAAGGAACGCTGACATCCGAGACCTTAACGGAATGCGTGACAGGATGCGTGGAGTATATGGTTTTCAGGAAGATAACATATGGACTCGTATTGGACGATCGTCACGCGACCTTAACTATTTAAGATTGCTTGGAGGTGTAACCATATCCAGCTTTCCAGATGTTGCTCGCATTGTTATGGCAGAAGGTTTTGCCAAGACATTCAGTAAAGGCTTAGCTCCGTTAATCTCTAACACTAAAAACTTTAAAATTGCCGCTAGTGAAGCGAAGAGCTGGGGAATTGGCACTGACGTTTTAATGGCCGGTAAATCTGACGTTATTGCTGACGTTGGCGATTACGTTTCTGGTGGCACTGCTGTTGAAAGAGCATTAAGATCAGGCGCTAACAACTTTGGTAAGATTAACTTCCTTGACCGCTGGACTTCAGGAATGAAGCAGCTACACGCAGTAACCATGCAAACCTCTATCTTTGACGGGTTGTCTAAAGGCAAGTATGACAAGCGCCTTGGACGACTAGGGATTGATAAGCAAGCTGCTAATGACATGATGGCTCAGGTTGTTAAACACGGGAAAAACGAAGATGGCGTGTGGATAACAGGCGCTAAGAACTGGGATCGCCCAGACCTGGAGCGTATGTGGGCCGTAGCTATGAGAAAGGAATCTGACCGTGTCATTATTATGCCAGGTCAGGAGAAACCTTTATTTATGTCTTCAGAGATGGGTAAGACTATCGGACAGTTTAGGTCTTTTATATTGTCTGCTACTCAGCGTGTATTTATTGCTGGAGTGCAAAATCAAGATCATAACACTATGGGCGGCATTATTTCGCTAGTAGGAATGGGAGCATTCTCTTACGTCATTAAACAGCAGCTTGCAGGCCGTGAAGTAAGTGAAGATCCGGCAGTGTGGATAACTGAAGGCATTGATCGTTCTGGCGTTCTTGGGATTGTAGGTGAGATTAACAATACCATTGAGAAGATTTCTAGCAACTCGGTAGGGCTTAGGCCTTTACTGGGGATTAGTGCGCCAGCATCGCGCTTTGTGTCTCGCAGCGTTTCAGAGTCGATTTTAGGGCCAAGCTTGGGCAGTCTCTTGAGCACTACTGTTGCAGCAAGTAACGCCCTTTCATCGTCAGGGCCAATGACAGACTCTGACATTAGAGCTTTAAGAAGATTGATTCCATTGCAGAATCTTAGTGGTGTAAACAAAATATTTGACGAGATAGAAACAGCCATAGGCGACATGTAGTAGCTGTATAAAAAACAACCAAATTATAGTATAATCGAACCAAATTAAAAGGGTGTCAAAATGACCGTAACTGCAACTTCTACTCGTGATGACTACAGCGCCTCTGCTGGGCAAGATACATTCCAGTATACCTTTAGAGTGCTGGCAGACTCTGACGTAACTGTCTATAAGAACAATGTCATAGTCGCTCCTGCTGACTATACTGTAAACAATATTGGTGCAGTTGCTGGTGGTACTTTTGTCTTGGACACGGGTGCTAGTCTTAACGATACAGTCAGTATTGTATTAACCATGCCTGTTACTAGGGATACTAACTATCAAGAGAACGGTGCCTTCTTAGCTCAAGATGTTAATGGTGATTTTGATAAGATTTACATTGGCGCTATACAGAATGAAAACGCTATTGATCGAACCATTAGATTGAGCGATGCTGAGAATGTTCCGATTAGCATGATTCTTCCGCTAAAGGATCAGCGTAAAGGTAAGTTTCTAAAGTTTCACGATACGACTGGTGCGGTACAAGTTGCTGATGGAACTAGCCTTGGGGAACAGTATACAGCAGGATCTGGACTTGCTTTAAGTGCTGGCAATGAGTTTAGCAATACTGCTCCTGACCAGACTGTTTCATTAACGGGTGCTGGTACAACTAATGTAACAGGAACATACCCTAACTTTACTATTACAAGTACAGGTGGTGGTGATGTAACTCTTGCTGGCAACAATACCTTTACGGGCAATAATACTTTTAACGCATCCCTTGCTGCTCCAGGCGGGATTACTGCTGGAAGTTTCTTTTCAGTTGGCACTACTGGAATAGTTGATGTAACTAAAATAAAAGCAGGATCTGGTTCTAGTGGGACTCCTGCATATACATTTGGTGCAGATGAAAACACAGGAATGTGGCGAGCGGGGGCTGATCGTTTAGCTTTTTCTACTGCTGGAGCGGAAGCTTTTAGGATAATTGAAAATGGGAATGTAGGAATAGGAACTACGATTCCATCCGCTGAATTGGACGTTAATGGAACTATTGAATTTAACGGCTTGTCTGGCACTGGTACTGTAACAGTTACCAACATCCTTGATGAAGATAACATGGCAAGCAATAGTGCTACTGCTCTTGCAACCCAACAATCAATCAAAGCTTACGTTGATGCTAACGCTGGTGGTGGTGGTGACATTACTGCTGTAACTGCTGGTACTGGTTTAACTGGCGGCGGCACTACAGGGGCCGTAACGCTTAACGCAGTTGGTGGTACTGGCATTACTGCTGGAGCTAACGACATCTCTCTTGACTTAGCTACTGCAACAACAAGAGGCGGCGTTGAATTATTCAGCAACACAGACCAGTCTGTAGCGGCTAACGCGGTCTCCTCTACGGCTGGAAGAACTTATGGCATCCAGCTAAACTCAGCTAATCAAGCTGTTGTTAATGTACCTTGGGTTGCAGGTGCTGGCGGTGGTATCGCGCTAACTGATTTAAGTGCAACTACTGCATCTCCTGGCACTACTGGCTTGGCGTATGACAACACCTCTGGCGTGTTTACTTATACTCCTGCCGTTGCAATTACCAATAACAATCAACTGACTAACGGCGCTGGTTACACGACTAATACTGGCACAGTAACTCCATCTAGCACTGACACTTTCACCAACAAGTCTGGAGCTATATCCCAGTGGACTAATGATTCTGGTTACACGACTAATACTGGTGACATTACTGGGGTGACAGCGGGTGATGGCTTGTCTGGTGGCGGTACTACAGGCACAGTTACAGTTGACGTTGATAGCACTGTTGTAAGAACTTCAGGCGTCCAAACAATTTCTGGACAGAAGAACTTTAACGATGTTATTCGGATTAACAACACTAACGCAATTTTAAGATTAACGGCAGGAACAAGTAACCCTGCAACAATACAATTTGGCGATGTTAATGATTTTGATATAGGCAAGATTGCTTATAACAACTCTGACAACTCAATGGCCTTTACTACCAGCACTGGTGAAAGAGCTAGGATTACTTCGGCAGGTGACTTCCTTGTAGCAAAAACGTCTGGTAACTCAACCGTTACAGGAATTGAGCTTGATTCTACCGGCATAATATACGCTACATCTGACCTTCCTAATTATCAAGGCATCAATATAAGGAATAACTCTTTAACAGATTCACTGGTAGGTTTAAGGGCATATAACGGTGTAGGGCAAGTAACCTCTACCTCCCTTACAGGTGGTGGACATAGTATTGCTATGGATGGTGGATTAAGTGGAGAGTATGCAAGATTCACTAGTGCAAAAAGATTAGGTATAGGCATTACCGCACCGACTCAGGCGCTGCATGTTGTTGGTGACATAGTGGCTACAGGTAACATTACTGCTAACTTTTCTGATGAACGCCTTAAAGACTTCAAGGGAACCATCCCTAACGCGTTAGACAAGGTAGCCCAGCTTAACGGTTACTACTACACTCCTAACGAAACTGCTCAATCTCTTGGTGTAGACAACAACGGGCTAGAGGTAGGTATCTCTGCTCAAGAAGTAGAAGCTGTACTACCAGAGATTGTTGCTAAGTCTGCAATAGGCAAAGACTACAAAACAGTAATGTACGAAAGACTAACCCCTTTGCTTATCGAAGCTGTAAAAGAGCTGACTCAAAAAGTAGAGAAACTTGAATTAAAATTAAACGAGATGGAGAAATAAAATGGCTTTAATTTGGAATATTGTAGCACTAGACTCTACTGTAGATACTGGCGCAATTAACACTTCTCATTGGGAAGCTTCTGACTATGAAGTGGTTGATGGCGTAACTCATAGAGGCCGTAGGTATGGATCTATTGGCCTTGAAGCTAATGTAGACGCTGAAGGTTTTATCCCTTGGGCTGACGTTACTGAAGAAATTGCTATGGCATGGACTAAAGCTGCCTTGGGTGAAGAGGAAGTTGCCTCTATTGAAAGCTCTATTGCTGATGACATTGCTAAGTCTAAAGTTCCAGTAATCATCAGTGAAAACCCTTGGGTTGTAGCAGAACGACAGGCTGCTGAGGAAGCTGCTAGGCTTATCCTTGAAGGCGT